CTGACTCTCATTCAGTACACGTCTCCAATCTGGTGCATGTTTCATGATGACATTCGCCACCACATTGTTGTCGAACTCCACTCCCTCTTCTTGCAAGATTCCTTGGAGTCGCTGCATGAACCCACCGCATAGTGAGGTCATAGTTTTCTTGTCGAAGTTGAAGGCGTATTTAGAACACCTTGAGTGTAGAGGTTCGATGATACGATTCTCAAAATTACATGTCATGATGAAACGACAATTATTTGAGAACTCTTCGATGAACCCACGGAGAGCAGGTTGCGTCGATTGGGGGTTTAGATAGTCAGCCTCATCTAGGATGACAACCTTGTAACCACCGGACAGAGACACAGAAGAGGCAAACTGTTTAATCTTACCACGCAGTGTATCAATGTTACCTTCTTCAGACCCGTTGATGACAATATAGTCTAGGTCAAGTTCCTCACAGATCGCACGTGCGACTGTGGTCTTACCAGTACCGGCAGTGCCGGTGAACATCATGTTGAGGATCTCACCACCATCCACGATGTTTTGAAATGTTTGTTTTAGTTCATCCGGAAGTATAGTTTCCGAAACTTTCTTCGGGCGGTACTTCTCTACCCACAAAAACTCATTGCTCATGTACAACTCCATAATATAAATTAACTTTCAATGGGGGATATTATACTACAAATACTCCCTCATGTAAACCTTCTTCAGACAATTATTTATAATTATCTTCAGTTTCATCAGCGTAGTTATGATTAACTTTTGCGTGATGTTGTTCATCTTTTCGCACATATTTTATCATGTCAGACAGTAGTGCATCTTCCAACATTCCATAGTATTCAATTGATATCTGAGGTGCCGGCACGTCTTCGATTGCCCCAGATTCTATCAACGCTAAGTAATTAGTATAACTACGCACAGCCTCGTCCTCAAAGTAACCCACCATGCGATGAGCGGTCTTAGGGAATAGGATGTACAGCACTAGGTAATAGTGCCAGAATACGAATTGTGCGATGATAATTATTATACGTTCTAGCATGGATGGTTGGACTACCTCCATGAAGAACATTAGATGTTTTCTCTCGTTCTCTGCTTCAGCAAGTAACTCATGTATCTTAGTACCGTTACCAGACTGAAGTCTTCGCAGACTTTTCAGGTGAGTTAACATACCACCCACCATGCCTGGGACCCCTGCAACTGTTTCTAAAACAAGTGCACGATGTCCATAACGATTACCGAAGAAAGTATCCGCAAAGAACCTAAAAAATGCGGTCATTGACCGCGCTACAAAATCAGATATTTTTCCGTGTGTCATTCCTAGTTCCAACAAGCTTGAACTTGTATTTATTACTAAACGAACATAAAACAGTATGACTTTTTTCTATGATGAAGATTATATCTATTCATATGTAAGTGGAGCTCGGAGTCGGAATCGAACCGACGACCTGCTGATTACAAATCAGCTGCTCTGCCTGCTGAGCTATCCGAGCGTGTTCTTACGTCTCTTACGTTTTTCTGTAAGAGTACGTACTATGTATATGCGCGTGAACGCAATAACTGAGATCCCAGCCGTTAAAGTTGTAGACAAAAATACCGGATCAGTATTTCCCCACTGAACAATAACCAACCAAGTGAAGAATATGTTAAGAGGATAGTTTATGAGAGTGCCCAAAGACACATGTATCAGCGTTTCTCTCGCTATCTCTTTGTCATAATACTTCATAATTAAAGACGGTTCCCTGAACCAAATAATTCATAATATAGATGTTTCAACTCGAATCATATCCTAGGGCAAAGACATTATGATTCAGGGAACCGAAGGGGTTACTTCTTAGACGCTTTCGACTTCGAAGTTTGTGTTTCCTTTGCGGACTCTTCTGCGAATGCCTTTGCGACATTCTCATAAAGTGCAACAACACTGACTGCTTGGTCACGTAATTGACCAATGGTGGTTAGTTCTTCACCTTTGAAACCGCCACGAGTGACTACGGTATCTACTACCGCAACACATGAACGTGCAACACGATTTGCTAGGTCATTTAAATTTTTCTGGTCTTCAGTCATTTTATGCTCCGTAAGTAGATGACTTTTCAAGTGCAATAAAGTATTGCGTTTCTGAAGTGATTGATTTGAAGTGAGAGATCAGTTTCGTAGAAACAGATACTTCGTAATCTTCACCCAACAGCTTCATGTTTCCCACACCCATGATAAAGTTAAAGTCGGCACCTTCGGGGAAACTGCCTTCAACCAATACAGAGAATGAGTTAGACGTAGAATCATTTGTATCGACTACTGTGACTTCAATCGAATTTCCGTTTGGACGGATAGAGATATTGTCGTAACCAAGCGCAGATGATGCACGTTTGATCTTACTTAGGGTTTCGTTAGTAAGTAAGAACTTGACTTCACACTCTGGCATGACGATGTCTTTCTTAGGTGCAGAAAGCATCTCAGGATCAGAGTAGAAATATTTCACAGATGATAGACCACTGCCGTCCGATACGGTACAGAAACTGTCCCCAAAAGTGATTGATGGACGGTCTACCAGAGACAACACAGACAAGAACTCAGAGAGATCATAGATACCGAACGTATTCGGAAAACTCTCTTCAATCTCAGCACGAGATACGATGTTCTTTGCGATAGACATAGTCTTCAAGACGTTACCGCCATTGACTACAATGTTGGGATTGATAGTCGAGAAGTTACGCAGTATCTCGACGGTGCGATTAGATAGTTCCATTGAATGTTTCCTCAGTTAATATGGTGACCATTATATAACATTTGTGACCGTCTGTCAAGTGCTTTCTCTCATTCGACTGAAGTTTTTATCTTTGACGAATGTCAGCTTGCGTTCGAAGTGAGCATCCTCAAGTTCAGTCTTGTGGGAGATAACAAAGACATTAGTGTCATCTTTCAAAGTGTCGATGATCTTCATAAGGTTATCAACACCCTCACCGTCCAACGAAGAGTCGAACGTCTCATCAAGTATCAACAAATTAGTCGATACCGAATTCTTCATCTTAGCAATCTGTCGCCACGTAAACAGTAGAGACAAATCAATACGCTGTTTCTCACCCTCAGAGAATGAGTCGTATGAGAACGTATCACGGTACCGTGACCGGATGGTCTCACTAAAACTATCGTCCAACTCAAAGTGGACAAAGAAATCTAGAATCTGCAAGTACTTGTTCGTCAACTCATTGATGACTGGCACGTACTGTTTAATGATCTTAGTCTTGATTCCAGTGTCACGAAGTAACTCACTTGCGATACGGTTGTACGCAGCCCTCTCGTTGAGGATAAACTTCTCATCTGTCCTTTCGTGTAATTCGGAATCCAGAGTCGTTAGATCTGTATTTGCCTGACCCATATCACCATGATTCTCTGTCATGTCCTGTAGGTCCTGCTGTATCTTTCCAATAGATCGTTGCAGACGACTGATAGTCTGGTTGTTATTGTTCAAGTTGTTTTGATCAGCAAGGCACTCAGAGAGTTGGGTTTCAAGACTAACAATCTCTTCCTGATACTTTCCTTGTTGTTCTTCTGCCTTATCCATGGCTTGCTTGAGTTCTTTCGCTTTGAGATGTGCACACTCTTTCTTGTCGTGTCTCAGATCTTCTGCAATGTCTTGGTCACAAGTAGGACAGTGTTCATGGTTATCAAAGAACTTTGCCTCTTTGACCACTGCCTTGACCTGAGTCTTGAATTGTGCATAGTACTGGTCTAGTTGTTGTTTACTAGAACGTACTGTGCCGAGATTCTCATTGATCGTAGGTAACAAAGTATTGACAGTCTCAGACAGAGTCGTATTGACTGTGTTGAGTTCACCTATCTCCGTCTGTAGTTCTGATATCTCACCCTCTTTATCTTTACGGTGTTGAGTGTTGATAGCAGTAAGGTCACGGATATACTTCTTCTGTGAGTTTATCTTGGTCTTAACTACCTCAATAGAATGAGTGTTGTTCTCTAGCTCGCCCTTTAGGAGAGAGGTCTTTTCCTTGAGTAACATGTTCATCTTGGAGAAGATGTTAATGTCAAGGAGGTCTTCTATCACGTCACGCCTAGATGTTGAGTTGAGTTGCATGAAGGGGATAAAAGACGACGAGCCGAGAACAACGATCTGGTGGAAACTCTTGTGAGACATCTGTAGGACGTTCTTCTCAAGAATCTCTTGATATTCACGTGCGTGTGAACTCTGGTTAATCATAGTACCGTCTTTGTAGATTTCAAACTTGGCAGGTTTGATTCCACGCACTACACGGTATAGTACACCATTTACTGTAAATGTAACTTCGGTGACACAAGCTTTGTTGTTGATCGTGTTGACCAACTGGTTCTTGGTAATCTTGCGGTGTGCCTTACCAAACAATGCGAACGATAACGCATCAAGCATGGTGGACTTACCAGCACCGTTCTCACCGACGATAAGATTAGTCGGACTATCAAGAAAGTTAATTTCATTATAATAATCGCCCGTCGAAAGAAAGTTCTTCCAACGTAGGGTTTCAAACTTTATCATGCAATCTCTACACTCTGTGCTTCAATCATTAATTCGGATACTACAGATTTGATTCGTTCTTTATCCAAATCTGTCTCGACTTCTTTGATATAATTATACACTAAAGTTTCGGTGTCGTCAATAGTTATATCAGTATCAGAGACGTTTTCTCCACGAAATTCTCTGAAGTCTTCAGCAATCTTTAACTCATGAATCTTCTGTTGCTGGATTCTTTCAACGTAACGTTCAAACTTTTTGATGTCCGAACGGTTGACTACAATCAACTTAACAAACTTACCGTCCAAGTGAGAAAGATCTTCGAAGTAGTTCACTGTGTCTTCATCATAGTGAATCTTGTGGAATAGGGCCACGGTATTACGTACGGCAGTCATCTCACGAGTGTCGGTATCATACACGTGAAAGAACTTAGGGTCGTGTGCGTCGTTCCAGAAGAACTCCATCTGAGAACCTAGGTAAGTAATATTGCCTTTACTGGATTTGGTATGGAAGTGTCCGGACAACACGGTTTCAAAACGTTCTAGTGGTTTTGGATCCATACCACTGTGACAGATGATACCCTTGTCCATCTCAAACCCTGCTAGTTCAAAGTGGCCACCAATGACATCAGCACCACACTTGTCTAAGAAGGTCAATATCTCTTTCTCGTTCTCAGGACATATCCATGGCACTAGACCAAACTTAACACCATCATAGTCACGCACGATAGGGTCCATAAGGATATCTACTTCATTAATGTAGTGACCCATCAACTCTTTCAGAGAGTTAAGTTCAATAGTATTCTTGAAGTAAACGTCGTGGTTGCCTGGGATAATGTCCATGTGTATGTTATACTCACGGAGTTTGTCCAAGAAGATTTGACGATTGTGGTTCAGTGCTTTTAGATTGATTGTCTTGCGATTATCATAGTAGTCACCCAGATGTAGGATCTGAGTAATACCATTCTCACGAAGATACGGAAAGAACACCTCACCATAGAAGCGTTCTTGATAGTCCATAAAGATGTCAGACGAATTGCGGCACCCACAGTGAGTGTCGTTCAGTATTGCTATTTTCATAAATGACTCAACTCAATTTATATGACGACTATTATACTACAATACATACGTATTGTCAAGGGCTAATCTAAATAATCTGATAAATCTGAGTCAACATAAACAGCACGTTTCTTTCTCTTCTTCTCTTCTTTTGCGTATTCTTTGAATTCTGCATCTGCACCTTTGACAATATCAATACGTTGTCTCAAGGTATCAACGAAAGGAGAACTCTGTTGTTGGAAACCACCACCTTCGTCATCACCCATGAAGGAACCGATATCTGCCTCAGCAATATACTTCATTTTGATGTCTTGTTGTTTCTTTTCCTTCTGTATCCTACGCAAGAATGCATACCATGATATCTGTGTGAAGTACGCGAAGGCGTTAGGTTTACCCGAACGGGTTGCCGCCTCGATATCGTAATTCTCTATTGCCTTCAGACAGTTCTCTACTGCATCCATTACCATCTCTTCACGATAGGTATAACGAACGAAGTTTGCTTTGTGAGACAGTCCTTCTGCAATCTTTAAAAAACAAGTAGCAATATAATTGGTCACCACGGGATGCGGATCACCTTGTTCTTTAGCCTCCATTACGGTTGTGCAGTAATCCACGACTGCATTAGAGAAGTCTCTATTGTTTACGTAATGTGGTTTTTCTTTTGGTTTCATAGTATAGTACTCGTTGAATTTAGTATGTATTATACCAAATAAACACCCGTGTGTCAATTGGTTTCTACGACTCTCCGACGCAAATCGCTAGATGAAAATCTGTGAGAGCGTTCATTGAAGTATAACTGTATACCTCTCTTCCTACATATGTCCTTCCCAGTAAAGTCTTTGTCCCTATATTCCTCACCAAGTATTCGTAGGTCAATCTGATACATGGCCAAAATGTCTTCCAAGTCCTGCTCTGTCACATAGGGAATAATCTCATCTACATAACCTACTGCATTGAGTTGTGAATACCTTTCCACAATAGTCTGAACTGGTGCGTTCTTGTAGTTACGATCTATCGAAGGGTTTACCTGTAACCCACATATCAAGTAGTCACAGTGCGCTTTAGCATCCCTAAGCATCGCAACGTGACCAGAATGGAGTAGGTCAAAAGAAGAACAAGTAAAACCTACTACCATCACAACTTACTTCTTGCTTTGACAAGCATATCCCTGACCCTCTCATGAGTAACATTTAACCCGTAGAGTGTGCAAATATAATTAGTGTATCGGTCATAGTCCTGAGGCAGACCAAGGAGTTCTCTATGTTTGATCTGAGTGGCATACCCTTCAACTTCTGCCTTGAGTCTGTACTCATCGTTGAACTGATACCAAAGAAAGTGTGTGCAGAAAGTTCTCCAGAACTGACGTACATGGACCTTCTCGTGTTCTATTAGAGGAACATTATCTCTATATGCTCGACGCACAAAGATGATAGGACCAAAGACAACAGCCGCGAATCTTTTCGGAATAAAGGTACTTATCGTTAAAATTATAAAATATTTCATGTTGCCCTTGACAAAGGTTGTTTTATGGTGTATAATCTAGCTTGTAGTCCAGAGGGAATATAAGCAATTAATTCATCAACATCCCGTCTACATCTGAGTCAATTCCGTCCTCTTTATTCATTTCTTCCAACCAATCCTCTAAAGATTTATCATCTTCATGAAAATCATCTTTAAGAAGAACTTCAGAATAATTATCTTCCAAGTACTTTGCCATCTCATCTAAAGCAGTTCTATACTGCTCAACCATTTCTTTAACAGGAATAGCGAGAGACATAATCTTATCAGTAAAAATCAACATTACATTAGTAGGAGTATCTTGATATATCATATACGTTTTGAACGTAAAGAACTTCTCACCATTCTTCAATGTATTCTGCATCAGGCTCATTGCGTTATTCACAACAATATGCTCTGAGTCCTCATCTAGTACCTCACAGATAACTTCTTCACCAGTGATTAATTTCAAGTGTCTAACCGAAGAATCCTTCTTCATCATTATCATTTACTCTTATTGGTTTTAGGTCAATGGGATAGACTTTATATCTGAACCCTTCTTTAGTATATATCTTTATTCTTTCGGCACTATGTTTCAAGGTAAAATTCTTATGAGACTTGACATGGAGATCGTCAGCGATATCAATAAGCTTAGTAGTCCTACCGTCGTCAGACTGACGAAGGCCACGACCAATTGATTGGAGGACTTTAACTTGGGATTTGGATGGAGTCGCAAATACAATATTATGCAAATTGCGGATGTTGATGCCAGTGCTGAAAGTGCCAAGAGAGGCAACAATAATAGAGTCATTTTCTTTTTCTACAATTCCTCGTATTTGTTCACGATCTGTCGCATCTACTTCACCAGAGACATAAAATATTTTTCTCCCTTCAGGTGCGAGGCCTTTGATCATTTCATATAACACCTTACCGTGCTTCTCTACAAACTGAAACATAACTAACGTGTTACCTTTTTGATCTAATGCAATCTTACTTATAAACTTATTACGTGGCTCATATGTGACAATGTAATCGAGTTCTTCTTGATAGTTCTTGTCTTTCATCATATTACAGATATCGTTGTGATACCGTAATAACAATATTGAGATGTCAAGTTCTGCAAGTTGCTTGTTCTTCTGCAACTCCACAGTACGTGTCACCGTAAATGTTGGACCGAACAATCCCTCTAGAACCAACTTGTTAGTTTCAGTACCGTCCAGTGTTCCAGTAAGACCGAATCTATATTGTGCTTCTGTACACTTGTCCATCATAGTAGACAGAGACTTTGCTTTGAAAAGATGTACTTCATCTCCAAAGATAGTGTTAAACTGCGAGAACCATTCTGCACCGAACTTGTAAATAGACTGCCATGTAGAGATTATCACACGCTTGTCAGTGACCTTTTCCTTACCGGAGTATATCTTATGACAGAACTCTTCGGTATCATAGCCATAGTCAGCAAAGTCTTTGTACATCTGCTCCACCAGAGAGGTAGTCGGAACGATGACCAATATTTTACCTTCAGTCACCTCATAGCAATATCTCAGTAGATTGTATATGATGAAAGACTTACCACTACCCGTAGGACTGAGTAACAGACAGCGTCTATTCTCGACCCCATGTGCAATTGCTTTGTACTGATAATCCCTAGGTTTGAAAGGACTTTCTAATAAAGTCAAGAAGTCGATTAGCGCTGGATGGTCAATGTCCTCTTTGAAAGAAGGTATTCCATATACCTCATGTTCGAGTATTTCAAGCTGGTAGAAACGGTCGGCACAAAATCTCCGTAGGTGCTGATATAACCCCACGTTCATTTGTTTTGAAACCATGTTGTACAGTTTCACCTTCCCGTCCCAGTGCCGAGATTTGAATGCTGGCATAAATTTATAGCCAGGCACGAAGAAAGAGAAGTACTCCCTCAACTCTTGCTCCTGTGCTGGATGCGCCTCAACCATAAAATGGGAGTGATCTTTCATCCTGATTCGTATCTTATTATCCACCGGCTTCGAACTTTCTCCAATCAATCATATTCTTAACTGTCTGGTGTCTCCACTTCAAAGTATCGACAATGTTACTTAGGGTTTCGATAAGTGTCTTATGATAGACGATCTTCTCTTCAGACTTCTGAATCTCAGGGTCCGAATCGTAGTAGTAGTCCATCTCACCCTTCAGCATACGGAGACCATTGAACGGGTCTAAATCCCACCCACTAGCAAGCACCTCTTCTTGAGACATCTTTCCGTTGTAGTATAAGAACTTTTGTTTGAGTAACGTCTTCTGGCTATTTTCAGAACGTTTGAGTTGTAACTTGGCGAGCGCCAGATACTGCAAGTATTTTGCATGTAGTGAGGGAGTCTGTCGGGAGACTTCATCCAATTGGTGCTGTGATATCTCACAGTCTTCACGCCACTCTTTAAGAATGGATTCTAAATCAATCATATAATAACCTTATTTCACTGTAACTATATAGTATAACACTAAGTCGTTATAAAGTCAATACAATCTTTCCAATAATCTTCATCGTGACCTAGGACATAGCTCAGGGTCAGTCTATAACAGTTAGTTCTTGCGGTATGGTAAACCACATCACCAGAACCGTACTCACCAAAGTGTCCTGCTTTAAGGTTCCATCCCTGTTCATCTTGAACTGTGATTACCTCTTGAGTCTTAGGGTCCACGTACTTAAACCATCCGTCTCCGTTTTCTGACCAAGTGAAGATAAGATTATACGCAGAGGCATTTGCGTTGTTATGCCAACCAATAAATCCCTGTGGTGGGTATAAGGTAGATAGTGCACTGTGTTGCACCCCCAGTTCTTCTGTCAAAGAGGCATTTAGATTATGCCATGTCTTTGCGTACTCTTCGGGGTGGGTTCCGTTATAGTGATCCGGTTTGATAGGATAACACACGGAAGTAGATGCAGCACCATCATGGTCTTCTCCCATGTCGATGATTCTCCACATCTCATCTTCACCAGTATAGTGATCTGCTTTACCCATCATATCCGGAAACATACAAGTGTTACTATTCTCCGGTTGATAGAGTTCTCGATAGGTATACCGGAAGTCTTCAAGAATGCTTAGTACTTCTGGATTCTTGATTTGAAACTTGGTGAGACTCATGACAGTACAAATTCACTGAATCTGAAAGTAGTATCAAAGTTGATATATGTAACGTCACCAGTAGTCGATGTCAGCTCAATAGATCCCAACTGTGTCGGTATGCAGTTCTTGTAAAGAATCTCAGCACAGAAGTTATTATGACTTGTGAGTATAATAACCCTGATATCATGATATGGATTACCTTCACCATAGACAGAACCTTCTAGCCACTTCTGGACTTCTTTGTATGAGGTCATGTCTTCATCTAGGATAAGACTTAGATTGAGTTCACCGTAACCAATAGTGTCGCCAGGGATAGGGAGTCCCGTTATTCTAGGCACGGCGACCTCTACCGCAGAAACAGTCGAGCCTGGGTGTTGTACGGACTGCGCAAAAAATTCTAGGTTACCATAATTCTCGCGTTCGATTATTACACGAAATCCGGTAGGTTGTAAAAAGTTTTTGTTATCTGTGAGTGCCATAATGTATCCTCTGTATACATCTTATTTATACAGGTTAATAAGCGCCTTCCTTGGCGATCTTACTCTATTCCTCTTCTGGTGAAGTTGCATCTGTGCCAGTCTTGTCTGCAACATCTTTAATCAAATTAGATGTTACATCCAACACACCTGCGGTCACACCAAAGACATCGGAACCGACACCTTTAATAACACCACCAGTACCGTCAATGGTTGCATCGACAGTTGAGCAAGCAGATAAAACTAATGCGAATGCAATTGCAATAAAACGCATAGTATTTTCCTGTTTTCTAGATTACTGGAT